TTTATCAGTTCCAAACCATTTATTATCTTGTGCCCACTCTTGAGCTCTAGGATCTGGCTGTGATTGTTGCTGTTGGGGTTGATTTACAATTTGCTCAACACTAGGCTGCTCTACGGGTTTTGAAGCCTCTTGTTGATCTAATTTACTTTTTCTTAATCGTAATCTCTCTTTTTCTATGGCTAATTGTGCCATTTTTTGTTGAGCTTCTACTTGTTTTGTTACATCTTGTTGCTCGATTGCTTGTTGATATGCAGTATTGAGTAAAGCCTCAGTTGAAGCAATCTGCGCCTCGTCTGACGTAACCCTTTCACGTGAAGAGGTCATTGTGGTAGCTTGTAGATTTTTATTCTCTTCTTGTACTTTCTTTGCGTATTCAATTGCAGCTTGTTCTCTTCTTTCTGCTTCACGCATTTTTTTTGTAAGTTTATCTATTCTTCTTTGAACAGATTGAGAGTAATCTTCTAATTCTTCTTCTTTAGATTTAGTATCTTTTACTTGTTCTTTTGGTGCCTCTTCCTGAACTTCAATATTTTCTTCTGGTTCAGCAGTTTTTACTTTTTTATCATCTAGGGTAACCTCGACAGCTTCTCCCGAAGTATCTATAGGGACCATTTTATCTTGCTCTGATTGCACTTGTGGTTGCATAGACTTCTCCATGTTTATAGTATGTTAGCTGGCAGTATATCTCGAGGATCATCAATGACAGCCAGTATTTCATCGTCATTAATAATCCTTAACTCACCACCATCAATTCGTATTCTAGAACCTGCATAGCGAGTAATCAAAACCCAATCATCCTCTTTGCACCAAGGACCAGTGGGAAACTTATCTTTATCTTTGTAAGCATCTGGGCCTACTTTTAAAACTTTGCAAATATTAGTTGTTAATTGAGATTCCTGCACAGTTTCATCTGTTAAATGAATACCAGATTTTGTTTTAGAATCTAATTTTAAGGGAAATAAAGTTATTCTGTATCCAGTTGGATTTGGAACTTTTTCCATTTCTTTCTTCTGTTTCTCTACAGCTTTACCATCCCAAATATGTTGAGGGACAATAAGTTTAGGTTTAGTCATCTTCTAGCTCCGTTTTTCTAAGCAGGTCCGTGAGTTCCTGTTCTTCTTGTTTAAGCGCTGCTAATTTACCAGTAAGATATTTATAATCTGCCCAATCTTTAGCTAGCCCATTTAATATAGACTGTTCAACTTGCTTTTGTCTACTAATTAATTCGTTTTTGTAAAAAGTAAAAAAGTTTTCTAAACGCATGCTTTCATTTGATCTGCCATGTTTTTGGCTCTGTTTGGCGTTTGTTTAGCCCATCGAGAATCTAACATCTCAAAACTAGCACCCACGTAATTATGTTCAGATAGTGCTTTCCACATATTTCTAAACTTTGAAACACCTGTTCGTCCTAATTGAAAAACCATTTCAATTAAAATTTCTTCAGCTCTTTCATCAATATCGGCACAACCGTGCTCTTCCATAAGTTCTTTTGCACCACGAATTGCTTCTTGCAAATCTTTTTGTAATATTTCCATAAGAAAAGACTCTTCATATTCTTTGTCATCTTCCCAAAAATCTTCAACACATAAATGACCTACGCCCACAGTTCTCTTGCCTAAAGTATCAAGATAAACTTTATTGCGGTAACCTTCGTGTTTTTTTACTGATTCTAATAATCTTTCTAAATTCATTTTTTCTTAAACATGCCTATCGCGCTAGAACCAGCCTTAATCCCAAAACTTGCAGAAATAGCAATGTAAAGTAAATTATGGTAATACGACGGTAGGTCTTGCAAGGCGATAAATCCTTGATGTACGTGTTCTTGCAAAGGCGTGAAGACTAAAACGGCTGGAAGCAGTAGCACAATTAAAGCTACCTCATCTTTCCAACTGCCTTTCATTTGATCAACAGCACTTTGTTCCCATGCAACTTTTCCAGCAATCTGATCTTCTTTAAGTTTCTGAGTTGCCTTTATCGTTGTTAATTTTAATTCTTGTTTTGCTTTTTTTGTTTCTACGAAACCCTTGACGCCATCTGCGACGACGCCAAGTAAAGGTTTAGCTAATAATTGCCACATGAATTTTAGATTGCTCCTATGATTATAATCACGATTATTGCTACTATTGCAGCTTTAATCCAATCTTTCATCTTCCAATCAGACCACTCTTTTAAGTGTGCCCAAAGATCTTTTAGTAAGTTCATACAAACCTCCTTATTAGTTGGCGAAGTATACTACTTTACTCCCTTAAAGGGAACTTTTTTAATTTGTTGATTGCTAGTCTGTCCTTTTGGCCCAGCACCTTTGTTTTGTCTAACCACAAATGGTGCAAAAACTATAGCTGCATCTGATGCAACTTTAGTTGTAGGAAAAGGATTTGTTTGCTTAACAACTTCCATTTTAGTTTTTTTAAAGTTCATTTTCTTGCCTTTCCATAACCTCGTAATGCTAGTCTACCAGCTTTTTTCATAGCCCTAGCTCCGCCTTTCATAGCACCTGCTACACCCATAGCAAGCCCTTTAGGAACACGTTTTAATTTTTCTCTACGTCTTTCCTCTGGTGCATCTTTTACACCTCTTAGTTTACCTTTTTCTAGTGTCATTGAGCCACCCATAGCTTTTTTCTTAGGCTTCTTAACTACTCCACGACCCATTAAAATATCTTTCATTGTAATTTTACCATCACCACTTAGATCAGGAAAACCACCTTTCTTTAATCCTTGTGCTTTTAATCTTTTTGTTGCTTCCATAAGACCGCCTCCTTTAGCTTCCATAATCTGTGTGCCGCTAGCGCTTTTTTTAGGCACCATTCTAAAATGTGGAGTTCCAGGTATATCCTCTTTCTCCATTACTGTAGCGCCTTTTTCTACATTCTTTTTTTGCTCTTCTGTTAACTTTTGTTTTTTCTTAGGTTTCTGTAATGGTGAACCTGGATCAAATCTTTTTAATATATCTGCAATACCTTTTTTCTTTTTCTTTGGCTTTGGTCCACCTGCAGGTCCTGTTTTTTTCTTCTTTTTATTTGTTGCTGGTAACGGAACTGTTATTTTAAACGGGGGTGACGCTGGTGATTTAGGTGCTTTAGTTTTTTTAGCCATTAGTGTTTTGTTGGTTTTATTAAGTTTAGTAGATCATAACCACTATGATCCATTAAATTTTGAACTTGATCGGGGTTGAAATGTTTTTGGTATATAACTTTTGCAACACCCATCATAGCTCCAGCTAAAAGTATACTATCTTCTTCACTTTGACTAGAATTTTCTGCAAATTCCATCAAAGAATCAAAATATTTTGCTAATTTAAGTTCTGCCTCGATCATTTTGTTTGTCTAAATTAACATTTGCACGTAATTGAGCAATATCTTCGTTAGAATCTATCTTATCTTGTGCAATTTTTGCTTGTTGATCAAGTTTTGCACCCTCTAAGTCTAGTTTTGACTGATCATTTTGTGCTTTTCTTTGAATTTCTTGTGCTCTTAGCTGTAATTCTTGCTCTTTTAACCCAATTAGTGGGTCTTGACCTTGACCAGCCATGGCTTGTTGTTCTTCGACAAACATTTCTTCAATAAATTCTGTTGCTTTTACAGAAACTTGCTTCTCTATCTCCGCCTGAAACTGTTGTTGCAGCTCTGGTGGTATCTCTCCACCAAATTTTTGTGCTTCAGCCTGTATTACTTCTGCATTTTCAGCCTCAACTATCTCTCTTGCAAGTAACGATATATGCTCCATTATGTGTGACTGCAATATAGTTGTGGCCTGTGGATTTGCGCGTACTAAAATTGATGACATAAACGTCCTGTGAGCATCAATGTGTGATTGATGGTCTTGACCACGAAAAGCGTAAATCTTTTTTGCTAACAAAGAGTCAGCATTTTCTATAGCAGGATCTCTTGGTGCAGGAGATTTAGGTGGTGGTAATATTGCATCGATATCTTTTACTCCTAATGACTGATACATTCTTTTGTAAGCTTCATACAAATTGTGTGATTGTGGATCTGATTGAGCCATTTGTAGTTGTGTCTGTGCCAAGGTTACACGTTGAGACATAGAAAAAATATTAGGATCTGACACAGGCATGATATCAACACGCTCATCGAAGTCAGAAGTTTTAATACTTGGAACTGCATTATCACCAACCTCATACGGATATCTTGGTGCAGTAAAATCTTTAAAAATTTTTGCTAATAAATTAAATTCAATCTTTTGTGCATAGTGTAATCTTTTATGTATCGCACTCATTACTCTAGAGCCACGTTCAATCAATGCCATTGTTGTACCTACAGGTGCATTAGCTGCAACACTATCACCGATTTTTTGATCAGCTATGGTTGCAAATCTTTGACCAGCTTGGACAACAAAACCTAATAATTGAAATAACGTAGCGTCCGCACCTTTATACGGCAAAGGCATAAGACCTGCTCGCAAGTCACCGCTAGGTGCATCAACATCTCTAAATTCACCAGGTTGAATTGGATTATCATCGTCACGTATTCTAAGACCTCTTGCTTTAAATCCTGCTGGTAAGTTTGCCAAAGTCCCAGCGTCTAGTAGTTGTCTTAATGCTGCGGTAGCAGTTCTAGATAAACCACCAAGCATATGTATTAAACCGTAACCATAAAAACCTAGACCCGGTAAAAATTTATAATGAACAAAATATTGTTTTTTCTTTTTAAGATTGTCCATTTCTTCATAGTTTCTGTAGATTGATAAAATCTTTTGTGACCCTTCATCTATTGTTACGATGTAAGGAAGCTTGATGCCATTAGGATCTTCAAAGCCTTGTATGTCTAATTCACAATGTATCTCTAATAAAGTATAGTTGTCATTACTGTAAGAACTACCTGTTTGTTTCACACCATCTAATTTATTTACAGCATCTCTTATTTGACTATTTTCATCATCAGCAGTTTCTTTAATATCCACATCACGATACATGCCTGATACTTGTAATTTTCTTATTTCATTTTCATTACGTCTTAAAACGTGTGTTACTCTTTCTGCCGTAGCTAAATCTGTGGATGTGTATGGTACAATTAAATCATCACTAGGTATAAATTTAGACACAGCTCTATCCATGGTAGAATCAAAATATATTTTTTTAAATGCTGAGCCTGACAAAGGTAGATAAAATAACATTTGATCTAAATCTGGATCAAAGTCTTCCATCACATGCATAAGCTGATAGTTCATAAATTCTTGAACACGCTGTGCTTGTTGTTCTTTTTGAGGAGTTGCTTTACCTATAATCTGTGTTCTTACTGGGCCATTGGCTGGTAATAATTCTTTATATGCTTGCGCCTGAAACTGAGTCACTGTCTCAGATAGTAAAGGATGTGTTACTCCACTTGCACCCTGAAACGGTTGTGATCTGTCTTCATAATTAAATCCTAGAAGTTTAAGACCTTTAGCATAAGCATCATGCCATTCCTCTCTTGAAGATTTGTCCTCTTTATAATCACCAATTAAATCAGAGGATATTTCATTAAGTATCTCATCATCTAGTAATTCTGCTATATTAGAATCAAAATCATTTTCTGGTGCCACTTCAATAGGGTTGATTATTGCACCACCGTCTTCTGTCATTTCTACACCCTCAATACTTAAATCAGGTGTATCTATCGTAACCGATTCTACCTCTACATCTGCAGAGGGAACTCCTGTAATTCTTCTATCTACTACCATTATACCTCAAATATGTCTTCCAATTGTACTAAACCACCCATAGCTTTGTGTGTTTTGTATGGTTCTAGCATTTCTTTGGTAATCTTGATAGCAAAAACTGGTGTTGTTGACCCCTCATCTGGAACGCGCATTCTCTCTACTTTGTAATTAGGATTTCTCTCTAAGACTAAATTAGCTTGTCTCTCATCTGTAAGAGTTGCTACCATGTTGCCATTTTGATCTGTAATTTTAAATACATCATCTCCACCTGCTCTAGTTTGTACAGGCATCGTGACTATTTCAGAATTATTTTCTTTAGCTTGTTTCTTTAATATTTTTTCTAATGTGCTTGTATAATGTTTACCAGACTCATCTACAGCTTTAGGGCCTCCGTAAAATTCTGCCATACCAATACCTTTAAATCTTGAAGCACCAAATGTACCCTCGTCTTTAAATTGTTGGATTCTTCTTGCCTTATCCTCTGCTCTAGCTGCAGCAGGGGTAGCTGTATCTCCTATAAAACTATATCTTTTACTTACAAGTTTAGATGGCGTAATCGCATAATACTCTGGTGCATCTGCTTCTTTTAGTACAAATTTTCTGTAAGCTAATTCGTACAAGTTAGATTTTACAATTGCATCAGCCCACTCATCTCTATTTTTAAAAGGTAAATCAGGAAATAATTTATCAACTGTGCCTGAATCAATTTCAATAATTTCATTTAATAAAGAGTTAATATTATCATTTAATAATGTCTGTAATTCATTAATGTTTGCTTGTGATATTTCTCTTGTGTCTATGTAGCCTCTGACTATCTCATCAACTCTTTCGTCAAGCTTTCTTATCTTATCTCCAATTCTTGCTGCTTCTTCTTCAGTTTTTTCTAAAGGTCTAAAAACAGTTTTGTTTTTTTCAAAGAAATCTACAACTTGTCTTGCTTGTCTATTAAGACCTTCTATAGTTGCGCCTTCACCTTCTTCTTGTATTTTACGTAAAGCAGCAGCTAATTGTTGTTTTCTTTCAGTAGCTTTCTGCATTATGTCAGACTGCATCTCATCAACAAATGCTACCTTTACTACTCCACTTGTATCAACAGTCGATCCTTTTGCTATCTCTGTATCTAAATCTCTTACCTTTACAATTAATTCGTCTATCTGATCTAATAAACCTGGACTTATTTCACCAAGTGTATCGCCATAATCAGTCAGCATTTGCTCTAAAGATAATTCATTAATGACATCAAGATCTGCTTGATTTAATCCTCTTCGAACACCTTCTCTGTTTAGTTTGTTGATTGCTTCTGCATACAAACCTGCGACCTGTCTTTGTGCTCTTTCTCGTTCACGAGTAAGACCCGGTATGTTTGATTTTGTTTTAGGCGCTTCTAATCTGGTAGGTAGAATACCCATACGGTCTGTTAATCTTGACCAACCTACAATATAGGTATCGTCCTCGCTTGGTATTTGAAACTCGTGTCTTGGCACGGACTCACCACCAAACATGCCACTTGGGTAAGTTCCTGGATCTCCAGGTAAATCTTTTTTGTTAATATACAGAACTCTTTCTCTTTGTGATCCACTAACAAAACCATCCTCTGCATAACCAGAATATCTTACAGGCACCTCTCTACCAGGATTAATTATTTCTGATCCTGGCCCAGTAGCGTGTAATTTTAATCCTTTTATCGGTGCTTGTCTTACTTGTCGTATAATCTGTGCTTTAGGTATGGGTACGTTATCCTCAAATAATTTAAGTAAAGGACCGATACGATAATCTTCTAATTCTGTTTTCTTAATTCTGTTTTTGTTGAAAAAATCTATTACAGCTTGTTTGTTTGCAAAAGTTTCTGGTGTATCTGGTCTAGCTAAAACTCTTTCGACGTCTGAATAAAAAATAGATGTCATTGGTTGTTTAGTGTAAGGAGTAACCTCTATAGTTTCACCAGCTAGATCTATCTTCTCGTCAGGTGTAGGATCAAACACCTCTTGTATTTTTTCTCTTTCACCTTCTAAAGATTGAGTTTGTTTCTTTGTAGGATTTGTAAGTTTTTCTTTTGGCACTGGTATCGGTGCAACCTCATTGATTGGTGGCTTACCAAACATTTTAAAGAATGGTAGTTTCAAACTAGCTACTTCAAATGATCCCTCGGGCATATCATCTTCAAATATATTTATTCTGTCGTCCTCAACCATACCACCTATAGAATAACCTTCTGGACCTGAACTTTCCAGTATCTTTATTGCCTCTTGTAATTGTGGTAGTTCAGGCAAAGGGTCACCAGCTTTTTGTAATTCTATAATCAAACCTTTAAGTTTTGTAGACAATTTTCTTTTCTTTCCAACTGTAATTCCTGCTTGTTGCCCCTCCACACCCATCTGCTCCATAAGTCTTTGTATGTCAGCTAATCTTTCAAAGTTGCCTTTCTTACCTGCAAGGTTAGCCTGATTCTCTAAAAATTTTTGTATACCTTGATTGTAAGGAGATATATCTAGATATAAAAAATCTGGATTAACACCTTGACCAATAAATTTTTCTGGATCAAAACCTATTTGTTTTTTAGCTCCCTCTCTTTTGGGTGGTTTTAATTTTGACTTTTCAAATGTGTGTGCAATTTGCACAGACGCTCTGTCACCAGCTTCTTTTGGAAAAACACGTTCAAGAAAAGGTCTTATTAAAGGGGATACTACTTTTCGAACATCTTCTATCTTTTTAAATTGATTAAATAATTTTTGTGCTGGGTTAGCTAAGTCGGTTGGATCTCCTATCTTAACAGTATCAAATAAAGTATCTAAATCTGTTAATGGTAATGTTTCATTTAAAAATTCATAAAATTTAAACTTAGGATTTTGTAATAAATCTACTTGACCCACGCTTGTAGCAGTTCCAAGTAAATCTTCTGGGTCATACAATGAGGACACTGGTTCATCGGGAAAAGCATCTCTAAACTTTGTAACAAGTGCAGATCTTTTTGCAGCTTCGTCTCCCCCTTCAATAACTCCTAAAGTTTCATCGCTATACTTTAGTCCACCTACTTCTTTACCACTTTTTGCTAAGTAATTATTAATTTCTGGTCGTAAAACTTTAAGAGTGGCAATGATTGTTTTTTTATTACTATCGGACATTTCTAAAAATTTATCAGGAAATTTTTTCATTAGCTCATTATAAAAAGTAACAGCTGGCATAACTATTGGTGTATCTGATTTTTGCTGTAATTCTTTAGCAAGTTTAACAGCGTTTTCAGCTAGTGCCGTGTTTTGTAATAATGTTTTTTGAACTACTGCTTCATTACCTGCTGCGCTGGATCGTTTTGCATTGTACGCTTTTATTTCTTTTGATTTTTCTGGTGTAATATATTCACCCTCTAACTGTTTCATATCACGATTAACACGTATGTTTTTTGGAGGGTAACCAGCCTTTGATCTTTCTTCTTCAAATATTTTAACTATTGGATTAGGTCCTTTTACATCTGCTTTACTTAAATCAATCTTGTTTATTCTATTTGCAATTCTTTTCTTAACGTCAGCAGTTAAAGGTGCATTGAATTTTTTGGTAACTTCTGGTGCATCTGCTTTTGGTTTTAAAGTTGGCGCGTCTACTGTTTTACCAAAAAACAATTCATCATTAACGTCTGGTATTTCTGGTATCGGATCTCTTGCTAAAACCTCAGGCTCTGTTTTTTCTAATAAACTAGGCGGTGGTGTTGCCACTTGCACCTCTGCTGCTTTTTTAAGATCAGGCGCTGCTCTTTTCTTTTTTTGTTTCGGTTTCTTTGCATAACGTAAAAATACATTTTGCTCTCCACCAAGCACAGGTTGTAAATCTTTCATTAAGTCTTTTGCTTCTGCATCAGACATTTGATTAACAATTGATTGATCGTTAGCTAGATCGATAACACTTTTGTTTGAGCCTGAGCCAAACTTTTTAATACCAAGTTTTACTAATTGTTTCACACCGAAACCTAAACCAACAACGTCAAGAACATCGATAGGTAGCATAAACTGACCTATCTTTTCTTCCATTGTTAAGTCTTCATGAGCAACGCCCTCGGCTCTTTTCTTAAAGCCGCTTTGCTGTGCCCCGTACATAAAATCTCTAAATCTATCAAAATCTTCTTTTATAGTCCTTGGTTCAAAACCCATGTCCAAGAGCAGTTGGCCACGAGGATCGCCATATCCTAACATTTGTGCTGCTTCTGTTGTGTTGATTCCTAAACGATCTAATACATCTTGACGATCAGCTGTCATTTGATCTAGCTCTGCTTGTCGTTCTTCAGATGGTGCTAAAAAATTATAGACACTAGAGACGCCACGTATAAAGGCTTCATCTCCTTTGTTCGCGGGCAACGGCACTGTGACCTCTAACCCTGGTTCAAAAATATCTACGTCGTCCACCATTAGTAATATTCCCTTTGTTCAATAAACTTTGGTTCATCCATGTAATCTGATTCTAGCTGGATAAAATTACCCTGTCTGAATCGCAACAGCGCTTGTGTTGTTGAGTCGACTAAATCGTCATGATCACCATAAGGGAAAGCCGCGCATTCTTCAACCACTTCTTCTGCCCAACGGTCATCGGTGCACCACACTTGGCCAGCTTCAAAAAGGGGAGCTACGGAGTTAACACGTACGTGCTTATCATTGCCCTTACTAGGCGTATAAGTAACTACGGGGATCCCAACTTGCCGTAGCTCGTGAGTTAATGGCATACCAGAAGCTTTAGCTTCAATCAAGATTGTTTCTGGTTCCCAGTACCTATATTCATCTAATGCTATTTGTTTAAGCTCAGGAAAATCCCAACGTCCTTTACGCATCGCTAAAAGTATAATGTTTGGTGGGCCGTGTTCCACGGGCCGAAAGACACCCCACGTGGTTATCGCACTAAAGTCAGCGGTTTCTTTTTTACTGAAAGCTGTATCATAGGATTGTATTACATGCATCAGCTGTGGTATTTCTTCTTTTGACCAGACTCTCCACCACTCACGCTTAATGATAGATCCTTCTTCTGACACAGGATTTTGTTGCCACTGTGCCTGCCATTTCTGCTCGGACAACGAAGCTTTAACACCCTCAAGTTCAGATAGTTTCCAGAACTCTGGCCACATCGGTTCATCATTGAGTATCGCAGGAAATTCTACAACCTCCCACTGATCTGCATTTTCGTTTGATTGATTGTTCATTAGTTTACCTGTTAAGTCTTTTGTAGACCATCTTGTCATGACGATAACAATAGATCCACCAGGCTGTAGACGTTGGCGGGGGCCCGAGGTATACCATTCGTAAGCATTGTCTAATGCTGTTTGTGATAGTGCGTCTTGTTCCGAGTGTGGATCGTCAATGATAAGTAAGTCTGCACCACGACCCGTGATTGCACCACCTACACCAGCAGCAAAGTATTCACCACCTTTGTTTGTTGTGAAACGACCCGCGGCTTTAGAATCTTGAGATAATGTAACATCAGGAAACACAGTTTTAAATTCATCTTGATCAAACAAGTTTCTAACCTTTCTACCAAAGTTGTAGGATAGCTCAGCTGTGTGAGTTGTTTGAATTATTTTTAACTTAGGATTCCTGCCCATCATCCATGCAGGAAATAAATTTGATGCAAACTCAGACTTTGTATGTCTTGGTGGCATGTTTACGATTAATCTTTTTATCTTTCCACGTGAAACATCTTCTAATTTTTGTGCAAAAATTTTGTGATGTGAACCTGCAATAAAGTCTGGCCAGACTTTTTTTACAAATAGTAGGAAGGAGGAACGGGACTCCTCTGCCATTTTTATTTGCAAATTCCTTAATTCGTATTTTAATAAATCAGTTGGGATTTTTTCTGGAATCATAAAAAAGTTATATCATACTCTCTGTTTGTGTAAAACTTACACTTTACACACACTGCACAGCAACACGGCAAATTGGGTGTGGTGGGTGTGCGAGATACTAGATATGGTGTTTTTGGTCGGTTTTAAGTACCTAACCTGACTGGTACACTGGTGACACTTCCAGGCAGCAGCGTTAAATTTTCCAGGCAGCAGGTGATTGGACATAAAAAAAGGGCGGATAAACCGCCCTTGTACCAGCCCTCGAGGGTAACTTACCTTCTTGGTAAGTGTTCGGCTAGTTTGGACATGATACGTTGACCCCATTCCTTGACATAACTTGGACAGTTAGGATCAAGGATAACAGTTTCAACTTCACTCTCAAGAACTTTATAAAGTGCTTTCCA